ACTTGATGGAAATTTCCTGTGCTGTATAATTAGCAACATTGAAAGCGAACTGAACCAATCCCAAAGGAGCTTGAACCCGAACAGTTCGAGGAGAGTTATTATTAGTAGTTAATGAAATAATATCCGCCAACTGGGGAACCATAGAATCACTCACCGCAGTAGCAGTACGATCATATGGCGGAGTATCCTGTTCGTCAAGCGTAATCTGAACATACGCATCCTCACTAACATCAGTCTCCGGAATACGGAAGAACGGCGAATCATTATCTACAAACTGAATATCCCCCCCTGGAGTAAGGGTCGAATCACTCTGAGTAGTCTGTCGCCTCTGATTGTACGCCAGAAGAGCCCCGACGTAAGTATACGGCCCGGGCACCGCTGCCGAATGACCCCCACAGACATTTACAAAGAAAGGGTCTGCGGTAGGTGTAGCTGCATCATCGAGCTGAGTCAGCTGTGAATATTCCCACTCACCTCCAGTAAAGAAGGCGCGTGTCCCATAATTACCATAACGGTCCAAAGCGTAAAGACGCTGAACGGTAGAAGTACTAGTGACCGAAGTAGTACGATCATATTCAACTGCAAACATATTAGAATCCATATTGTATCTCATATGCTTGGCATACTTTCCTATGGAACCCTTAGAAACTCCTGAAGCCTTGCGGAGATCCTGTCGGAGGAAATGCGCCATTCTGACGGCATTCCTAGTCTGCCAGTTATCTGGACATGTAAAAACTGAAAGATTCAGTAAACTATTTTCTCCTTCTACATTCGCAATAGTATCCGGAGAAGTATTGAAAGTAAATAACATGTCATAAACAAGGGGCTTCCCCTTCGAAGAAACCTGATTGTGACCCTTGCGGTCTATAATCGATAGTTCAGCTGCGGTATCAAGGTAAACATTAGTCGACGTTCCAGTACCTGAAAGTCGAATGTTTCCTACAAATGTGTTCGCCATGCCCCATATGGGGAAGTCTTCACTCTATCAACTTTGTGCACCATGCCACCGAGCAACGTTGCAATGAAATTGACGTTTGCCACCGGGTCATCAAGACCCTGCGGGGCACGGTTTGGGCGAAGGTGCGTGCACAAAGTTTCTTCATTACCATAGCGCCACCCCGGCACTCTCTACCCTTTCGGGCATCGTGCCGCCTTCTCCGAACCGGGGGCCGTCACTCTATTGAGAGTACCGCTCCTTGCGTCGTCTACGGGCCCACCGTACGTAGCGAGGGTTAGATCTAAGCTCACCCTGCCATTGGCGCTTGAAGTAGTCTGTAGAGCGATAATTGTAAACAGCAATCCGACGCTGCCCGGGGAGAGTAGAAACCCGGGACTTACGCTTCGGTATATCGCTTTGCCATTGCCTTTCCCAAATAAAAAATCATATTGCATTTTCTGCGCGGATAACACCCACACAACGAGGACATAGACATTTGATTTCAATGCCCCCTCAGATAACGGCGTGTTGCAGCACGCCTGAATCGAGCGATCTGCTCAGGAGTATAATCGCTCATGAACTGGCTGATAAGACGGAACTATATCAGCGTTTAGGCCAGCACATCTTCTGGCCCATAACACGGTCATACTTGAGAACATAACCGGGGCCACATCTTCCTCGAGTAGGATAATACAGATGGTGGCGAATCATATGACTATGACGAGAAGAGCCCGGTGCAGGCTGGGAACTCTTCGGGCGCACCACCTCCGAATGAGATGTTTTGCGGTGGGATTGATAATATCCCCATGTAGTAAAAAAGAGAAGCGACTTTCGTCCTGTCACTTTAGCCTGCCAGGACTCTAAAGTCATAGGTTCAGAAACAGACGTCGATAAATACTCCTCTCGAGATAGTCCTCCGTAATTAATTCCGGAGTCCCCTGGAACGTCCGGCGTTCCGACCACAAAAAAATGTGGCAGATCCCTAGAACTATCATGTGGTGCATAATTATGAAACAATAATTCTGCCATCAAAGACCCACCATAACGGTAACAGGACCGTGAATAGCTGCGCCTACTGCGATCCCCATAATGAACCACAGTTTCTCAGCTGGTAAGTCTGTTATTTTCATCGCCCATGCTTCCTAATATGTGCAAGAAGCCCGGCCTTAGCCTTCGTAACGAAATAAACATCCGTACGAGAGCCATATCGATTAACCATCAAAGACCGATGTTTCTTCGAATAATACACTTTGCCCCATTCGGATCTACGTGCCACACGATCACATCTCGTATGTGCCCAAACACTCACACTTGATGGAAATTTCCTGTGCTGTATAATTAGCAACATTGAAAGCGAACTGAACCAATCCCAAAGG